GGCCTAGTTCATCACCCCAAAAATTGCGCTGTAGAGGATTTTCTAGATTCTGTAGCTCCATAGAGAGGTCGGCCCTGATGGGCATTCCGTTCTCATCAACACGTATATTTGGCATACGTTCCATAGGATCGTTGTTGCCAAAGTCTTCTACAATTGATTGCTGAGCCTTGTAGCCCCCTTCAGGGAGCTGCTCATTAAGACGTTGTAATTGCTCTGCTGAACGTGTGGCGTCTTCTACATTCCTATTGGCAACGTAATCACCATAGCCTGTAGGAGCATTCTCCTGCCTAGTCCGCATTGCTGCTTGCTGTTCAAGAGTTGTCTGACGCTTAACATCAAATTCCATCTGAGCTTGTCGAGCTTCTATTGCTGCTTGCGCAGCTTGTTGACGCTGCATCGAGGATGCCTGAGCATCCGAGCTATTGGCTGCTTGTAATTCTTCAGGAGTGCGCAGAGCGCCTTCTGAGTCAATATTAAGCGTAGGTTGTGGTTGATTTCTCTTAGCAAGCGTAGCTTCTAGACGAGCAACTGTGGCTTCATCAGCAGCATTTGCTTCCGCCCATCTACGAGCTTCCTGTTCAAAAGGAGAAGGACCCGCAGCTTCTGCTGCCTTAGCTTGGGCAGCTCTAGCAGCTAGCTCACCAGCATCAGGAGGAGCAGAACGAGAGATACCGTTACTGTCTGTGTAGATGGTTTCTGATGGCTTAGGAATGCTCTCAGAAGGCGTTAAATCGGCTTCTACGGCTTTAGCCTTATCAGAAGGTATAACAGCTACCTTTTTCTTTTTTCCAGAAGGAATAGCCAGCATAGGTAACCCTGTAACACCAGCTAAGACAGCATCTTCAAATGTTGGTTTATATGCTTCTTTTGTTTCTTCATTCTTAGCTACAGATTGTGTAAGACTTTTACTCACAAATTCCTGTAGAGCATTACCACCGAAAGTAGTAGCTGCTTTCATTGGCAAACTACTACCAAGTCCAGGCATAGCTGCACCAAATACATTGCCTACAGCATCAATAGTTCCAGCAGCCTGTGCTCTAGGAAGACTCTCGCCCTTATCCAAGAAGTCTTGTCCTGTTGTAACAGGAGAAAAAGGCATAGCAGCAAACTGAGCTGGTAGTGTAGCTACATTACCTAGCAGCTTCCCACCAAAGTTTTGCTCTGCCATGCTGGGATTTGCCCAGGCTTCCATAGAAGCCACACCACCATGCAGCTTATCTAGAAAGGCATCACCTTGATTATCAGGAAGTAATGGCGCAACTAAACCACCAAAACCCAAACCGGCGGTCTTAGTGGCATTAAACAACCCTAGCTTAATATCTTCTAGAGCTGTTGTCTTTCTCTTAGACTTTTTAGGTTGATCTTCTTCTGGTTGAAAGTCCAATTGAAAATCAATCTTGTTATCAGGTTCTGGTTGAAAATCAACCTTAAAGTCTATAGCCATTATTTATATTCCTTATATCCTTGTGCCATCGCATCCTTAAGCTGACTTCTTGGAATGGTTCCAATTTTACCGTCAGCAGATTGAACACGTACACGGTCGTTGGGGGTGGCAGGGGCAGCGGGGGCTGCTTGACCAGTTGGTTTACGAACACCTAGTTCACGTTCTAGGTCTTCTTGTGAGCCTGTTCGAACATCAGTAGGAGCTGTCTTAAGCTTTACGGCTCTAGCATAGTAGTCACTAGCAAGAGACTTCAAATATTGTGCTTTTTCAGACTCACCACTCATTGCTAGGTTGTCTGCAGCAGCATCAAGTTTCTGTGCATACTTCTCATAGCTCAAAGCATCTTGTTTTGCAGGCTTTGCAGCAAGAGCTTCCCTAGCACGAGCATTAGCAAGTTCAGCAGCCTTAATCCTAGCAGCAGCATTGATACGTGCAACTTCAGCAGCCGAGTCTGCCTTAGTAGCAGCAATATCAGCAGCACTTCCTTGCTTGCTTTCTTGAGAAATAAACTTGTCTGCGTTTTCTCTAATTGCCTTACCAGCAGCATATACTTGATCTGCTCCCCCGGGCTGATTAAGAGCATCAACAATATTCTTAGGTAGCTGTGGAGCAAGCCACACAGGAACCTGACCTCCGTTAGCCTTGGTAGCGGCAGCAGCTTGTGTTAGCCCCTGTGCAAGATAATGAATGTCGGGAGCTTGCAACTCCCGCTGCTTTCTCTGTTGCTCAGCAACAGCAATCTCTTTCCTGCCTGGATACAGCGTGGTAGACAAGTCATCTTCTAAAGCCTGATTTCTCATTTTAGAAGCTTTAGCAGCAAGGTTGAACGGAGAGGCCGCAGTGTCTTCAGCAAGCTTCTGCCGCTCTACATCCATGTTTAAGGCATTTGCTTGTCTAGACTGCACTGCTTGGTCATAAGCAAAGTCAGCAGGAATTGTAGACAAGTCCCCATAAATACTCCGTAAATCAGGCGGTGCTATGTATGGCATTTAACCTCCGAGATAAGGAGTTTCAGTATAAGGATCCCATGCTGGTGGTTCATATGTTGGCATAGAATTATAGTCTGGAGCATTGTATGAGTTCATGGCATCATAATACATATTTTGCAAACCACTACCCATAGCACCACCTATCTTCTGTCCTTCTGGACTACGGTACATAGCACCAAGTTGCATCAATTGCTGTGCCCTACGTTGTAAAGCAGCATTTTGAAACTGTGCAATTTGTGGCGCGTTTTGTGAATTCAACTGAGCTAATTTAGCTTGTAGTTCTACTTCTCTAGTGCCGTACTGGGAACGTCGACCAGCGGCAGCATCCTGTCTAGTAAGTTGTTGTCTAAGCATTTGAGAATAAGGGCTGTCCTGCCCATACAGAGAAGCCAAGTTGCTAGCCATGCCACTAAATTGATTGGCTGATTTATTTTGTAAATATAAGCTACCCAAACCAGGCAGCAGTTTCATGTAATCTGTCATATTTTCTCCTGCTGATGCTGAAGGATCAGAGCCTACACCAGTAACTCCTACACCAGAAGGTGTACCAATAGACCCACCCGCTGAACCGCCAACAACTCCACCTATTGGTCCAGCTATAGCATTCCCTAATGTGCTACCTAAATTCCCCATAATTGATCCTATAGGGTTACTATTCATGTTAGCAGCAATATTAGATATTCCAACAATACCACTTAAGACAGGATTACTGTGTGTAAGAGCAGCTAATGTAGCCATTGCTACAGGATTACCCTTAATAATATTAAGAATATTCTCCATAGTAGAGAACGTGCCTGTCTCTGTATTTGAATTAGTATCTGCTAAATCAGTGGAGAAAAGACCTTCTAAACCAATTTCGCCATCTGCTATGCCCAAACTAGGCGTGCCTGTAATAGTTACACCGTCTAAAGAAGCTGTATTTCCTATATTACCCGAAACATCTCCAACATCACCTGTAGACGTAGAACCAACCGGGCCTACAGGGCTGTCTGAGGGATCACCTATGGTCCCAGAATCTCCATCACCCATATATTCTCCTTATGGCTTAGTTAAACCAACATCTGTCCAGGTGACGATGCCTAGGTCACTTATTGATGCTACCCAATAATGTAAATTGGGGCTCTGTAATACGAGCCCGCTTGTAGTTATTAGGTAGTCTGTTGTGTCAACCCCACGAGTTGAGCGTGCTGCTGTAGCCTCTGTAAGCTGAGCATTAGACAAGTGATTACGTTCACCAGCAACTCCTCCCTGTACATTCTGCAAATCATTGTGATTGCGAGTTTGAATGTCAGTTAGGTTACTACCAGCTTTGTCAATCACTGCCCAAGCTACGCTATTCACAGAGTTTAGCAGGGTTCTTAGTTTTAAGTACCAGTCAATTCTGGTGTAAGAGTTCGCCTCAGAATCAACTGGAAACGGTGGAAGTATATCAGCCATTATGCGTTCTTAAAAGCAGAGATTGTAAATGTACCATTAACGGCTACACCAGCAACAGTGCCATTTAGACATCGAACTTTTACTGCAGAAGCACCAGAGTCCCAATAAGCACACCAACTAACACCAGCAGGAATTGCATGTGTAGGGCTTGCTAAGAAGGAATATGTATTGTCTGCACCAGACACTGTAACGATTACATCAGAGCTAGAGTTTGCAGCAATCACTCCAAAGTTTAACGTAGTGCCAATTCTGTTCTTAAAGCCTCGTATAGCTCCATCATTAGTGCTAGTACCAAAACGAATACCTGCGGCACCACCACCAGTGTTGCCAATCATCAGATCGGCAGAAGCACTTGTACTTGTCAAGTCTGCTCTAAGATGTCTGGTTACATTCTCTTTTGTAAAAGCCCATTGCCCACTTGTTGGCGAGGCGTTACTATCAAAAATACGAAGGTTAAAGAAAGCTTCGGCTGCGCGGTGCAGCGGGATTCCTTCGATGGTGCCCTGCCGACCAACGACCATGTTGTTGGCGCCGTTGTTCACGACACCATCGTTCACTAACCCGCTGCGAAACCCCACTAAAAAGTTTAGGTCTGCTCCAGAGTCGTAAACTGTATCGCCCGCCGTATTCGCCTCCGTATATGCCATCGGCATATAATTACCTTTAGCATACTGCGCGTAATGTATCCCCCAACCAGTGTTTTGTTGGCAGACAACACCATACAGTTGGTTGTCGATAGTGCTGCCGAGTTTTAGGCCGTCTCCACCGTTGAATGACGCCTCAAAACCCATGAGAATGCCTGCGTTTGCATTCGGCAGCGTAGTTTCTCCGGTGTGCTCGATCAGCATCCCGTGGCGCGTGTTGCTGCGACTGATAAGTCCGCGCAAATCCCACAGGTTTGCATTACCTCCTGCCGTGTAAGGCCCAATCTTGAATCCGTCTCGGCCGTGTGCAAAGCTTGACACGTTGTTAATTCTACTTCTACCAGAGAGTAGATTTACTCCATCACCACCATTCCCTGTATCACCCTCAACACTGAGATTGGATAGTTGACTACCAGCATTAATTACAACACCATTAAAATTGCCACTCTTCAAGATTCTTGTAGGAGCTTGTCCAGCAGATAGCCCATATCCATCCCCAAACAAAGTTACGAAATTTGGGACAGAAATCTGGGAAGTAATCTTGTAAATACCAGCAGGAAGATATACCTGCTTAGCACCAGAATCTAAAGCGGTTTGAATTGCTGTAGTGTCGTCTGTAGTTCCGTCTCCAGCGGCGTTGTACGGAGAGTTTTTTACATTAACAGTGTAGTCATACACTGATGCATCTACTTCATTTAGCCAAGGAGAATCAATGACTGTCCCAGCCGCCCAAGTTTTACTAGTCATCAATAAGTCCCGATGTTAAGCATAAGCTCCAAACTCTTCATCCGAAGCGGATAATTATCTGAGTATAAGAGTCTATAACTTCTGTTTATAAAGCGCCCACAGCGGCGTGCTGTTGGCCTATTAGCAAAGACATTCAATGTCTGTGAGCTTGTAGGATTGTCTGTCCAATCGTTGTCACTCCATTGAAGAGTGATATTGGAGGTTCCAGTAGCAAGATGTCTGTCTGCAACAAGAATAGTTCTGTTGCATACTTTCCAATTACTGCTACCAAACAAATTATCTTCTGTAGTATAAGAGCAGGTAAAATTGCTTCCTTTGTCCTGATACACTAATGGAGAGATATAATCAATTACATTTGCACCATTAACCGCAATATACTGACCGCCGTCATACTTAGACCATACAGCCTCAATCAATAGTTGAGCATCAGAAGAGGTACGCCACTCATACCAGAAGCGTTCGTCAACATCATACACCCAAGTAATACCACTGGAGCAAAGGATATAAAAATTATGTCCATCAACAGACAGGGAATGAGCCAATGCATTAGTAACTTGTGATTTAGCAAACGTAGTGGTAAATATACTTTGTAATGTTCTATCCACAACTTCATCAGAAACACGATCTACTTTAAAGCCATCCATCATATATACAGCAGGAAGTTTTCCCTTTTCCTGACCTACAAAATAGTGCTTGTCTCCTGCTTTAGCATAGCCTGTAAGGTAGCCAATAGACTTAAAAGCAGAGTCATTGCGAGATAAGGGACTTCCAGACACATTTGCAGCGTCCCAAAATACCTCTAGGCTATTATATCCCATTGCAACAATGTAATTCTTATTTTGAAATAAGTAGGCAATATTATCAGAGGACATTTCACAGTCAATAAAATTACCTGAAGTCCAAGCATCAAAGGTATCGTTGTCTGAGTTATAAATAGAGTTGCCTTTTGCAAGCAACACATAGCCATCAACAACTGCAAAATTAGGAAGATGTGGGGAAGGAAAGTCAGGGTCGGTAGTAGTTGTCACAGCTACCGCCGCAGTATCTGGATATACTCTTAACTGTTGGTGCCAAAGATCAACACCATCAGAGATTAGAATATATACTTCACCTGTTGATTTTTGGAAAGTGTTAAATCCGACAGCACCTGTAGAAGTAGAAAGACTGGATACAACTACCGAACTATACGTTCCAGCAGGATTGGGAATGTATTTATAAACATGATTTTCTACTGCCCAGAAATAAATGTCTTCCTGCTCGTCGTAGAAATATCCACGAATAACCGCAAGAGTGTCACCTTTAGACAGGCTTTGAGAGGTAGTAGATATACCTGGGCGTTTCTTTAACATCACCTCACGAGTTTTATTTTCTTGTGAAATTCTGTCGTAGAAGAAGTTGATAATGTGACTATCCCTACGGACAGATGAACTCGCAGAACGTAGGGTGGGGGTAGCATCAAATGTTACTTCCTCCCGTCTATACGTGCTATTTTGTGGTGTGTTAGTGTACGCCAAAATTACCTCATTCGCATTTCAGGTTGCATATACAATGACGACTCTTCATCGCCATACCCTTGTGCTTGTGCTAAATATGTTGCTGCCTCTTTCATAAGCACTTGGCGGTCCTGTAAAGGAACACCAAACTCAGGAGCAAGCATTACAGCGAGTTCATATTTAATTGCATCAGTCCAATAGGCTGGGAAATCAGGAGTGTCTCCTGCTGCTACAAACCCATCAAACTCTTTTTGGTAAGTTACTAGGAGTGTCTTGTTAGACGCCGCTCCAGTATCTGGTGTAGGCCAAACTGTAACTGTGCCATTTTCCAAACCAGGAATAAAAGTAAAGTGGACAGGGGTGCCAGTAGTATTAACAGGAAGTCGATTATAATCATAGCGACTCTTATTAATAAGTTCATACTGGCTCCCACCGCTTGTGTCTTTGAGGACAACCTGTGGTGTCTTAAGCACGTTTGATATTGTGTAGTCTTTAGTACCAGCTACGAGAGTTACAGTGAGTTCTGTGCGCTTCCACAGAGGCATGCCTAGTGTAGCAAAGCGAGTTACAATACCATTAAGAGCTTCGGTGCCATTAGTAAGGTCTTCAGAATCTGGAGACTCCCCCTTAGATAAGGCACCACACTTTCGCATAGCAGAAGCTATAAGGCTGTCTCTTGTTGCTTCATATGAAGTGTTCCCAGATGTAGACATAGATTCCTTTAATCGTTACACTTACTTAAAATATTAAATGAAAATTAAACAGCTTTGACGACATTGCCCGCTGCGGTGTCTTTCCACAAACCACCAGCCGGCAAGCCAGCAGAGGATGTTGGCAGATTTGGCATAAGCAACTGGCCTGACGTGTTAATGGTTAGGTAGCTGGTCCCGTTGTAGGTAACTCCAAAACTTTGTCCAGTTGGAACCGCAAACGTCATCGAACCGCCCGACGTAACCGTGACGCGAATCGTTCCATTTGTGCGTATCTGCGCGTTTTTACCAGAACCAGCGAACAATTCACCGTAAGTGGATGAAACGCGAACTCCTGAGTTTCCAGAGTCACCAGAATATACGATTGTTCCTGCCTGTGTTTTTGCGTTTTGCCCTCCGCTGGTAACGTACTCGTAAACAACATTTGTCGTCGCGGTGGACTGAAAGTCCGCTAGGGTATTCCCGGCCGTCGACACTCCGTAATACTCTGTCGAGCAATGATCGCAGCCAGTCAAGTATGCTGATGGAATCGTGTACGACGAGAATGACGCCCGGTTGTATTGGCACGACTCATACACAACAGCGGCAGATGATGTGAAATTGTAGTGCCGAGGATCAATAAGGCTGTTTTGCGTGCACGAGGCTGCGCTGCCTGAGTAGTGCATGTGCACACCGGCCACGCAATGCTCAAACACTTTTTGTGCGACGATCTTTGTGCCCCACGCGTTGCGCAGTCGATACGCCGCGCCGTAGACGACAGACGTGATGGCCTGGGTTGTTGTCGAGGTATCACCAACGATGTTGGTGCCGACAACCGGGACGTATTTCGACGTGCCGTCAATCCGTACTGTGATTTTTAGCAAGCCGGCAGCGATTGCACCAATCGTGCCCTTAAACCCTGTTGTGTTGCATGTAACATTTTCGCCGACAACATAGCCGGCAGTAGACGCCACACCAACATGCGCCGCGAAGAAATTGGACGTAGTGCACCCAATAAAGATATTTCCGCCACACTGGTATGTGCCGGAGCCGACATAGAACCCGCAGCCGATAGATTCATACGTCGATGACGATACAGCAGTGATGTTGTCGAACGTGCATTCGTTCGCCGCTGAGATGTCGAAAAATACCCCATCAGGTGTTGTCGTGTGCTCAAGCGCAGACCCTGACCAGATCGCAAGGCAGTCGCGGAAATACATTCCCTGACATACCGCGTGAACCCCAGAAGTCGATTTGCCCAACTTGAACAGATTAGAGTAGAAGCGAGTCCACTGGACGCTTTGCATCCCGGACCCATTGCGCCCACCATTGAACAACACGCCGCCTACGTCCGTCACGTTGTTCATGTCGAGAATGAAGCCCTTGACGTGGCAGTTGTAAACGTCGACGCCTAGGTAGACGCTATCGAACGCGAAGACCCATTTGCCGAGCGCTTCGGAGCCCGAGTCTGCCGTGTATGTGCCCGACGTGACCTCGATGACCGCTGACCCTGGGGCGCACTCAAAAGTGACGTTTGCGGTTTTTGGTGTAACCGTGGTCGACCAAAGATAAGTGCCCGGCGGAAACCAAATACGCACACCTTCGCCTGGAAACGCAGAGGTAATTGACGTGTTTGTGAGCGTGTCAAGGTATGCCTGAATGCCTGCGCTGGAGGACGATGCCCCGGTTGAATCTACGCCCGTGATGTCTGTGGCAAAAACAACATTGTCGAGCTTTGACCACACAGTTCGTGCTACTGCAGCAGTAGATGTTAGTTTGAGACCAACTAAGCTAGCTCCCTGATTTACACCTGTCTTATCTATATTATAGGTTAAGTTATTTACATCCTGTAACCAGTCAGCTACTATAGGGGTTGTATAGTTTACAAATGTCGTATCTGCCATTACATTACTCCAGCAATAGAATACCCAGCAATTGCAACGGCAGCTATGCTGCTGGTAGCTGGCCTAAACAAATTAATAAGAAGAAGAATATTAGTATTACCACCGACAGTAGCACAATCTGCAGTTCCAAAATCAGCCATTGGAGAACTTGTCCAAATACTGCATGCTGGTCCTACAAACACATCCTCTGGCCTATCCCTAATTATAGGAACAGACAACCCACTTTCTCTTACACGAATGTATTTCTGTGGGTGGTCTTGCTCGAAGTCTTTATGGCAGACGATAAGGCCGTCCCAACGTTTTTGCAACTCTGTAAATTTGAATTTAAATCCACATACATCACATAAACCGTTCCAAGAGCCTTTCTTAAAGTAGGTTCCCGGCATATTATTTCAAGTCCGGGAAGTCTTTAATGGCGTAGCTTCGTATAGCCTTGTCAAGTCTATTCTCAAAGGAGGTTTCCATTTTGTCTAGCCGAGCCCAAAGCTCTTGCTTAAACTCACGGAAATCCTCCTTCTTAAAATAGTCTTCTTTAATAGCATCAATTTGATCCTCTACATTCTCTAGGCGTTTCTGTACAGAGTCAATTTGTGATTTGCCAAGCATCATTACAATTCCTAATAGGGCAGAAACTATCCACCCAATAATTTCTGTTATTCCCATACTATGAATGTAGTGTATCTATTACTGATTGTAGGTAATACGACAATAACCATCACGCCCAGCACCCCCAGCAGCGTTACCACCACCACCACCTCCCCCAGCTCCGTATGTCGTAGTACTAACAGCAACAGCACCGGCTACCCCACCATTACCCGGAAGGCCGCCAATACCTGCGTTGAACGCAGAGCATCCACCCCCACCACCCCCACCATTGGTTGCTGTGCCAGTTCCACCATTAGTATTCGCATACGCGGCGCCACCAAGGCCCGGGCCGATACCGCCCGCAAAGTTAGGTGCACCACCTGCGCCGCCGCCAGAAGCTCCATATAGGCAAACACCTGCACCGGACCATTGACCATATTGTGCTACGCCAGTTCCATTAGCACCTGCACCGGCACCACCAACGGCAGCAGCAGATGTATAAGGATTTGCGCCACCATTACCACCCAAGGTCGCAGTGCCGGCAGCACCATTTACCCCCGCAGCGCATGTACGTTGGAAGTCTCCGGTAATTGATGTAACACCGCCAAAAGATCCTCCGTTGCCCACCGTGCCTCCGGCACCTCCGGCACCAACAGTTATCACAATGCTTTGTCCAGGGTACATAGGAAGCTTCATACCGGCAACAAACTGTCCGCTACTGCCTCCACCACCACCACCACCCGCTGGACCAAATCCACCACCCCCACCACCACCACCAGAAGTCATGGCTAGTTCAGCACCTGTACATGCAGGCATGGTCCATGTCCACGGGCCGTTGAGGGATGTAGTGTCCACTTCACCATTAGTAACTACACCAACACCACGAATAAACTCAATAACATACTGACGATCACTCGAAAGGCCGGCAATAGGTCCATTAATAGAGACAGTCATTATACACTCATTGTAACGTTAACGGTTCCGCTGTTAGCGGTGACACGAGCGCGAACATACTTCCAAGGAGCCGAAGTGGTAAATCCATCACTACCAGCAGCAGCTAGTGTAACTGTTGCCAATGCTGTAGCAACAGCATTAACCCCATCGTTAGACACATCAAAAACAACCGTGGCTGCAGCAGTAGCCACAACTTGAAAAGCACTTTGTGGTGCATCCTTAAACTTCCAGTCACCAGTTGCTGTAGCAGCCGTGGTGGCAGGCAGAATATCAGATACTCGCCCACTCTTAACAAATACATTACTAGACATTACCTATCCTTTCCAAAACCAATAGAAAAGGCCGCATAAAGCGGCCTTTGTTTAGTCGTCTACAGCTTCGCCAGGGCCTGGGACGAAGTATTCAAGCTTCACAATCCAAGGGCCACCGGTAGTGGAGGCAGTACCTGTTTCTGCATACTTACCATAGATGGTTACATCTGAAGCAAGAGCTACGCCAAAGGCAGAGCCTACGGCAGCAGCACCTACAGGGCTGTAGCCCTCACCAGTGGCAGCAGTTTTAACGTCATAACCACTTACATATTCAGTTGCAGTAGCAGAGCTACCGAAACTAATTGTTGCTGTGGTGGCTGCGTCTGATGCGACACCGCCGATAACATAGGCACCAAGAATGTAAGAACGCTTTGGGAGAGCAGCCTTAACAGCAGCGGTGGTGTCACTACGTGAAATTTTAAAAATCTTCGTTAGAAGTTCGCGTGGCTTAGGATAACTAAGCCCAACTTGACTAGTTGGTACGGTCATACAGTTTCCTTAATGTGTAAGAAAAGGTCCAGAAAACTGGACCCATTCGAGTGGCTTACGCCCCTGGCGAACCGTAGATACCTCTCCAGTCAGTCCAACCGAAGCTATAACGAGCCGTAGCCTTGAACTTAGCGTTCTCGGTGTCGAAGTCGTTATCCATTTCGAATTGGTCAGCACGACGTTCAAAATACTTCATGCCATGTGGGGCATCAGTACGAATGAACCAAGCATCAGGGTCGTTCAGGTAGTGATTGACAACCACTTCAGGAACCATACCAAGACTCTTCAGAGCATTCACGTCGTTGGTGTCAACACCAGGACGACCATCAGGAGCAGTGAGGCGCTTAGCTTCAAAGATGTTCTGACGAGCGATGATGAGGCTCTTAGGACGCACAGCAATCAGCAAACCACGGTCGTTGGTGAAACCAGCGATGTCAATCATAGCCTGCTCAAGAGCAGCTTCTGAAAGGTCAGCAGCGGTTGTAGGACCGTTAGTAGCAGTGCCACCAGCAAACAGAGGATGGCTTGCAGAACCACCAGCAGCCGAGGCAATCAGCGTTGAACCATCCCCACCAACATACGAAGTGTTGAAAGCACGGTTGTAAACGTTAGCAGCAATTAGCTCCTTAGTTTGACGCATAGAGAACGCAAGACCCTGGGCCTTACGCTGACCTACGACATCATACTGGTCATCTTCCATGATTTCACGGGTGATGACGAAGCCTAGTGCATACACTACATGGCTGTAACGAGTGATGAACGCTTGGCGTTCGGTATCATAGCTGATTGCAGAGCCTTCAGGCTTAGCAATTGCAAGACCAAACGAAGTAACACCAACGTCTTCTTCAAACGCACGAGTCGACTTGAAAGTGTCGAACAGCTTAGTGTATTCGACGGGGTATTCAGCATATGCCTTGCCGTACCAAGCATTTACGCCGGGCCATAGGCTTTTGGCAAAACTGGAACTATTGATAATACCTGACATTATTTATTCTCCTTTAGACGCCAGCAATACCAGCAGCATTGAACGCATGTGTGTTGATGCGAACGAGTAGCTCTGCAGGACGTGAAGTTGAAGTTTCGTCGTTGTCAGGTGAAGCAGTAACACCCATAATTTGCAGAGGAATGGTTGCTGTAGTAGCAACAGTAGAACTGTCAACGCTCATGCCAGAAGCATAAGGCTGTGTGGTTGCAGCAGTGCCAAGGTTAATCGACACGTTCAGACCAACAGAAGCAGCAGCCACAACACCGCCTACGGCGTCTTGAGGAGCAGCAAAAATCAGGTCTGGTGAGTCAGCAACAAGAACCACTCGACGGGTAGAAGCAGCACGGTAGTTACCAGCATTTAGATTCGAGTAGTCAACCTCAAAACCAACAATGGCGCCTACAATGGGAACTGCTGTGCCAGAGCCGATACGTTCAACGGCAGGGTATACACCGAAACCAGTTGCAGCATCAACAAGAGCAGCGTTATCAGAAAGCTGAACAAGGTCACCAACGTTAGTGGCGGCGGTGTCAGAAGCGGAAATCATGTAACGGTTGACCTGCCCATTATAGGCAGAACCGTTCATGTGTTTTACAGGACGAAAGCCTGCAGGTACACTAGCCATTTAATATTCTCCAAGTTATTCCCTTCCTACTTTAATAGAGCCGTAGGTTCCGGGAACGTTTTTAACTGCTTCTTCGGATTGGTTAACTCGGGCTTGCTTAGCGGCTTGATCTTCATCATACCACTCTTGCTTTTGTCGCATGACAAACGCCTTTGTACCACCACCAACAGAAACCTGTGCTTTGGTGCCTTCAGCAGCTACAGCGTTGATACGCTTATCGCCCACTTGCACCGCAGATGCCTCAACAATTTCGTAGCCAGCGTCAAGCATTTGCTGTACGCGGTCACCCTGGTCATTAACAATTCGATAATGAAAGCCGGGCTCTTTGCCCTTTACAGAGAGAACACTTCGTTCAGTAACTGGAACACGTTGGGTACGGGTAGCTCTTGCACCACGGGTAGGGATACTCATATTATAGGCCCTTCACTTTCTTTAATTCTGCAATGTATTCTTGTTCAGACATAACACCGCTACGGACGAACTTTCGCATAATGTCACGCTCATCTGAGGAGAGAGCAAAGCTATCAGACTTTGTACCACCTCGACCAGCAGGTTCCACTGCCATAGGACGTGACGACTTAGGATTGGTAAACTTGTGTGAGAATTCCTTCTTAACTTCCTTTTCCACCATAGTGAGGACAGTTGCAGGAGGATAGGAGCTTGCAAGTTCAGCTCCAAGGCGGTCGGCATAAGCACGCATAGCCTTGTCAGATTCATACCACTTATTCTGATTCACCCAATTAACAAACTCCTGAGGAGGTTGGATAGAGGTGGTTTCAGTTGGTACGCTCTTTAGTTCTGCATCAAACTCAGCCTTCTCGGCCTTTACTTCTTCAATCTTTTCTTCAAGAGCAAAGAAACGGTCATGCTCACCATCAGCCAGTGCCTGCTTACGAGCAGAATCTAGACTAGCTAGGGCACGCTTGTATTCCGTTTCCTTTACCTTGCTGTGATGATCCTTCAGGGCTTCAAGGGCCTGTCGGACTTGCTTCAGTTCCTTAGACTGATGTTCAATCTTAGAGAACAGCTCGCCTCGGCGAACAAACTCAGCCGCATCAATAAAGCTTTCTGGATCACCGTTAAACTCTTCCTTAGGACGCCACCCTTGTTCAAGGGCTTTTTGTTCCATAGGAGAAAGTTCTTTACTTGTCTCACTAGGGGAAGTTTCTACAACTTCAGTGTTTAGTTCTTCAGACATTTGTTTCCTTTAAAACAGCAACTACATCCTCATCCGAGAATTTGTTGTTCTTCTTTGCATTTTCACTTCTAGTGAGCATTTGTAGATTCCATGGTACATGGAGTCCACATATACGTTTACTTTGTAGTGGAATAATATGGTCTACTTCTAATCCTCTACGTCTAGCTAGGTCGTAAAACTCTACTAAATACAATTCATCAAATTCAGAAAGACTTTTGATCTTTGCATTCATTTGTCGCCTTGTACGTAATGAAGAATACTGTGTGTAATAGGCAACATTATTTAATCTGTACTTCTTACTAGCAGCTTTTCGTTTTTCAGGATTATTCTCTAACCATTTCTTATGTGCAGCATCAAGTTTTTCCTTATTTTCTAAGGTCCACTTTCTTTTATATTCAGAATTATTTTTATTTCCCAAACTAACTCTACACCTATTTGAGCAACACTTCTGATTGGGTGTAAATTTATGGGCGATAAATTCTGAATTGCATACTACACATTTAGGCATGAAGCACACAAATTACGTCTTCGTCGTTAAGTATACCAAGGGTGTCCTTGGTTTCAGGATCATCAATGAACTTTGGAGCAAACTTAGCAAAGATGATGGTGTCACCAACCTTGCACCAAGGCTCCTGATCGGGCCAACAAGTAGGACCCACGGCGAGAACAATACCCTTGTCCACCGACGCGTCTTCTCGCTTTTCGTTTTCACGTACAACTGTAAGACCAAGTGCTCGTGCACGCTGAAGGTCTACATCTACGTCTGCCAACTTGAACGGCTTAATTACAAGCCTGTGACCACACGGTTCAATCATCTACTGATACCTCTTCTACATCTATGTTGAGGATGTCATTAACTGCAGCAATATATCCGCAGTAATACCTGTCTTTTAGGGAATCTTCACCTGCATTATCCTGCAGCATTTCTGTCAGAGCTTTCTTTCTTTCAGAGAAAATGCGGATTACTTCTTTGGTGAATTCGAGTTCTTGCCACTCGATGTAGCTGTCTTTTGCGCTAACTTTTGTTTCTCCTCTTGGTGAGACATTGCTTGGCTATGCTTCTGATTGTTCTGAATCAGTTGCTGGTTTACTTTGAGCTGCTCAGCAGCACTAAAGATTTTTTGCATGTGTAGCTTGGTAGCAGCATCAATGGTTGCAACGTTTGCTTTATGTTGCATCTCCATATTGTGCTCCTGTGCCTTCATGGCTAGCTGCACTTGTGCGCTTCTCTCTTCCAGTTGTGCTTTATGTTGTGCCATTTCGGATTGCATTGCAGCCTTTTGCTGCTCTAGCTGACCCTTCATTTGCATTTCCTGAAGCTTTGGATCGGGAGGAGGTTGCATTTGACCAGTTTGTTGAATTTGCTGATTAAGCAGATGCTCCCAATCTGGTTGTTCCTGAGCCTCAAGGACTCTCTTGACAACCGCTACAGGATCAAGGATGCCTGTAGGTAGGAGTTCTAACAAACCTTGCGCCTTCATCAGTTTCTCTGTAGAAGTGGCAGTGTTTGGATCAGCAGCAGGACAAACATCATAGGTTTCTTCATCGAAGTCATTAGGCCCAATATTGTCATCCAGCACTGCTGCATACTTATTGGGGTCCATATAGACACGATTTAGACAATAGATTTTGTAATATTCTTCTTTCAGGGAACGGTATACTCGCTTATACACCGCTGTAAATACCTTCATTCCCTGCTCAATAGTAGCCATTGTTGTAGTTGCAGGGGTGTTTTGCCCAGGCATCTTACCAACGAAAATTTCTGCTACTGAGGCAAGCTCTTTGCCCGAAGAAATCAAGCTACCCATAAGCTGGAACAAAACGTTGCTTGGTTCTTTTACCGGGAGAGGAACGATTTGCTTACGCAGGTCGTCAGCGGTGCTATTAACCGGCTTCCATTCGCCCGGTTGCCAGCGAGATTCACCCATTTTCATCTTCAAACCCTTACCCAAGAAGCCACCTTGTAGGTTGCTTAGTGTACCAGCATCCAAGAGCTGGTTGATAAGAGTGTTTACAGACTCGTTTAGTGGGGCTAGAAGCAGGCCAAAGCCTACGTCGTAGAAGCCACCATCAGGATTGGGAATAAAACCGAACTTGGTGTAGTATTGAATAGGATCAATACACTGTAAGTTGCCTTCGTCATCAATGTGGATAGTGTCTTCATCAAATCTTGCACAAATTCGTAAAATTTCACCACTTTGTCTTTCAAAGGTGACAACATACGGCTCTGAATACCCGTCGTCGTCTAGGTCTAGGTAGGTATGTTGCTCAATAATCTGATACGGAGTCGTATCGTCTTGCTTTGTAGCAACAACCAGATGGTTGGGATCAGGAACAGGATCACCAAGCTCTACATCACGGTAGAATTTGGTCATCATCTTAGCTTTCACCTTGCGCTTCGTCATTGAAGGCAAGATTTCGCTAATGCGCTCTGCATCATCTAGGCTTTTAGCCCAATAATTTACAACTAGGTTCTTAGGAAGAACAAGTTCAGAAACATTCTGCTTCGTTACATTGTTGTAATAAGTCTTTTTAAAGGCTGTCCCTACAATGGGAAGCATCATCAAGAGCTTGTCCATGTCCTCTTCCCAGCCCTGCATTTCATTCAGCACTTGGTAGGACATATACTTGCTTACACGCTTAGCACGTTCCAGCTTCTGACCATCCTTATCCTTGCCAATCACTGAAACTTTTACCAAGTCACCAGTGGAAGGAATCAAGGAGGGATAGGCTCTAGCATTAAACTGCATAGCTGCTGTAGAAAGCAGAGGATATTTTACGTTAGCTGCCTTGGGCCAAGGCCAACTCTTTTCTTCAGAGGTTTGTAGAGCAAGCTTAGTCCACTCATCGACGTTCTTTTCCCATTCCTCACGGGTAGTGAGGTCATATTCAAAGCCGTCTTTGACCTGTGAGGAGATTTCATTAAGAGTGTCCTCATCCAAGTCAAGAGCAATGTTCTTACTTTCAATTAAACTCCGAAGAGAAACTTCATCAGTAGCCGGTGCTTGCGCAGCGTCCGAGTTCTCCAATGTTGCGTTCATATTCATCGGCGTAGGCGTCATCATCTTCCTCTTCTTTGGTTGGTGCTTCTACCATTGTGTCGAGAAGCATCCCGAGGTAGGCCATACAATCTACTTGGTCGTCATGCTTAGATCGTGGAAACGTACACATTTCATCTTCAAGCGTTTGATACCATTCCCCAGCTTTGTTAAAGCGTACACCACCGGCACGTAAGCGAGCCTGGATAGAGCGAGCACGAGAAATCTTGTCCTTGCCTCCATGCTTAAGCTTAACGAGGTTTGGGAAGATGCCTGTAGCAACCATTTCTTCCCGTAGGAAAGGACCAATTGCTTTTGTTACCTGCATCTCTTCAATACCAAAACATTCCGGCTTGTATAAGTTCTCAAGCATCAAGATAGTATCAACAATCTCTCTACCGTCTAAGCGATCACGTACCACTTCCTTGATGTGTACCATTCTACTTTCATCCATACCTGCTACAATGAAAACAGAGTAGTCAGCAGATTCTTCTTTAGAAATGGCTAAGTCAGCAGTGATGTAATAGTGTAGGGAGAGTTTCTTTTCTTCTTCGCTTATTGCAACAAAATCTTTACGCTTGAAATAAGCGACTGACTCGTCAATAGGGATATTAAGATATTCCATAGAATAAACATCAGGAATACCTTGGTCGAAATATTCCTGACGCTTAGTCAGGAAATATTCCTTATCGTATCTCGCGGGCCAAAGGATGTGTTGGAAGTCGTCTGTGTGGGCACGATATTTTACTGATAGCCAAGCTTCACGCTTGTTAGTGTAAATCTTCAGTGGTGTGACAATGGTTTCCTTCTTGTACACACGAGGCATCAGGCTCTCTAGGAGGCTGTCTGAGTGTAGGATGGTACCTACGTATCGGATGATGCCATTAACGCTCTTACAGGGCAGCAGAGCCCCGTAGAACCACCTTCTAAACTTCTCACGACGCTCCTTGTTCATCACAATTTCATCATTCTCCAAGTCGTCACAGACAATGAGGTCTGGGCGCTTGTTGTTCCATTTCAAACCCCGAAGCTTTTGTTCAGCTCCCTTAGCTTGAATACGAAACATATGATTGTCTTCTGTGGTGACAATGATGTCGTCTTCTGTTTCCTTTGTAAATTCCTTTATCTTGAAGAGTTGCCTTATTTGGTCATTCTCTAAAAGAGTTTGTTTAATGTCATTCAGAAACTGCGAAGCCTGCGACACTGTATCCGAGACAATTAGTACATAACTACGTTCACGGAACAGCACACAGGCTAGGGTGTAAGAGTACGTCAGGGCCGTACTCTTGGCATGGTTTCGAGGTGCACTAATTGCTACCTGGGGGTGCTTGCTGCAAAAGAGCTTCCACCATTCATAATGACATTCAGGAGATTCAGACGCAGCATCGAAATCCTTCTGGAGCATGCTCTGAGAGAACCCCTTAACTGTATCTGCGGTTAAAATATTAATCTCCTAAATTTCTGGAACGAAGTGAAGAAATTATTTAGCAACTCCTTTGAGTTTCTCAAATGTTCTTAGACCCCCTATGCCAAACAGCACAGGGATAATTTCGCTACTAGGAATCTTTGTCACTTCAAACCATGCACAGGCAAGAGCAACAACACATAGCCATCCAAGGACAGGGCGCCAGCCAGAATGAAACAGGTGGTGCATTAATAGCCCTTCTTACTCTTCTGACTCTTCAAGGCTCCACTCGGGGTTCTTGAGAAGCTCCTGTTCTGCTTCTGCGTCACTGAGCGCAAATTCGTCGTCGAGTTCGTCCCACCCTTGCTCAGAGGCTTCTTGTGGTCCACGTCCTTCCCGTCCCCCTTCGTAGCCTTCCCCGCTGCCACCATTGTGGCTCTCGCTGAGTTGCGTTCGGCTCTGGCTTTCTTCTGCTCGGGGCGGCTGTTGTATAGCTCGTTCTCCCTCTTGTAATCGCGCTTCCCGTTTTTCATGTAGGGCATTGGTATCTCCTGGAGCTACCGAAGTAGCGACAACATCGATGGTTCTACTGGTGTT